AAATTGTCATACTAACATACTCCGTCTCTTAGTTGCCGGTAAGAGCATTATTTTCCCACGACTCCAACCATGACACGACTGACATTGGTACCGCTGATACATGCCCTGCTGAAGTGACCGCGTACCACGCGCTTCCAATTTTTTCGATCCACACTTCGGACATTGTGTCGCCAAATCCAATGTATATGCACCGAGATTCGGATGCTGATCTATCCACGGACGCATCTTTAGGTATATCTTCTCGCAATCCTTCGTGTCGTGGATATTGTACGCCTTCATTTTTTTCCATGCTTTCGGCTTGTCTGCCAGACAGCCTATCCAATCCTCCATCTCCATTTTGCCGTTCGCGTATTTGTCACTGTTCGCTAGATACCGCGCTAACCATTCCTGCCTATTGCTGCTAAACGCAAAATGTTTCTTCGCGACTAGCTTCGTGTCTATCACTCGGATTGGTGAATAAGGCCCGAAGCCACTCGTAACTAGTCGCGCATTGATTCTCTTTACATCGAAGGCGGCGCCGTTCTGTGCAACGACAATATCGGCTTCGTCTAATAGATGCCATAGTTGATCTAATAGATTCCAATCGTTGCGAGTCTGCTCGGCTCCCTTCCCGCTCGTATCGGCATACATAATCTTACGCGCGCCGAGCCACTTCGCGGCAAATGACAGGATGGAAGTCTCCGTTTTGATCTGATTCAAGCCAATATTCTGGTCCCATAAACCCCACGTATAGCTCTCAAATGGCGCTGTTTCTATGTCGAGTATTAGTATTTTTGCGCCATTAGATTTGCTCATTATCTTCCTTTAAAATCAACTCAAGACGCGCTAGCGCATTCCACGCCACTTGAGCGGCATGGTATACACCAATCCCACCTGGACCATCATCCTTCGCCTTCGGCTCGTGCAGCAAGTGTCGCGTCAATGCTGCGCCGTAGCGCGTCACGCCATCCGGCACGCTTTCCCATCCCTTCCAACTGTACTTCCGCGCTCCTAGTTCCGATACGTGTGCCACTGCCTTGAGCGCTCGCGGAAAGTATGCTATTGCCCCACGCAGGACGTCCACCTTCCCTGCGTCTAGCTTTGCTCCGCTGACGGAGGGCGACAGCCCCGCGGGATCTGTCTCTGGCGGCTTGAATGCGTTTTTTTGTTCGGCTATATAAGCCGCGCGGACTGGTTGGGGTGAGGATTGCTGTGACTGAAGCAAGAACTCTAGTGCCATCGTTGTCTATCCTATAGTGTTCGTTACGTGAATATTCACTTGCGTGTTCTGGGTTTTCTACGCGGCTGAACTGCTTTAGGCTCTGCCGTAGTGCTTTTGCTAGCTTTGAGTTCATGAATTTCCCACCTTAGCTTTTCGTTTTCGCTTTGCAGATTTACCATTCGTTGATGGTATTGCTGCGCTAGCTGCTCCGCTATCTGCTGTTGGATGATCTGTGATTCTTCGCTTAACGTTCGCACGCGATACTCTTCCACTGGTTTCCAGCCGTACCTTTTTAGTACGCGTAGAAGGAAGTTTTGCAGCGGCGGGCGCAGCTTGTCGCCAATCACTTTCTTTAGGGACATTTCCACTCCATATACAGATTAAAGCCTTCGGAAGAAATTTGTGAAACCAATCAATTATGCTGCTGCGCTTTCCGGTGATTTTGGAGAGTTTTCCGGCTGGATAGGAGCGCTGGAGTAGGTAACGGACAGAAGCATCCGGGTGCGCTTTATAGAAATTACGGAGAAGCGAACGTTCTTTAGCCCGTAAGTAGCCCTTAGCTTCGATGTAATACGTGATGGCGGGATATTCCTTATGATCGGCAGCAACATGTAAATCCGGCGTGTATGTCCGCTGTTGACCGACTTCAGTTGCTCCACAAGCGCCGCACTTTCCCCCTCTAATGGGCAGAATAAAGGCCATCGTATCAATTTTACTGGTGCGCCGGACGGCATATCCTGCGGCTTTGTAGGCGGCGTAGACTGTATACTCATAGCGAGAATCCCATATATTTCCCTCCGGATCAGTCCAGTGCCTATCGCTGCGCTTAGTTCCGGTCTTATGCCCTAGAGATTGGCGTACAGTACGTCTTTTACCCATATTCTATCCAGCGGCGTAATGCCTGCACCTGTGTGATATTGATAGAGATTCTTGCCTCCAAGCAGCGCAACAACCACTTCAAGCTTAGCCCCTTTCGAGTGATGCCAGTTGGGCAGTAGGGCGACTCCGCTAACGCTATCCGCCACAACCTTAACGTCTCTTGCGAGTATCTCTCCCCACGTCTCGCCGCCAATCTTTCCGTCGCTGCCGAATTTCCCATCGGTTGATACCTTAACTGCTGCTTTGATTTCGGGACTATCTAGTTCATGCGGACTAATAACTTCCATTCCCTGCGCCCGCAAGACCGCAGCAGCTTCCTCGAAGGCCGGGAAATTAAATTGTGGATAGCCTGTCATAGGACCGGCGATATAAATAACGTCCATTAACCATCTCCTGTGGGATATACATCACCGTTCACAGCGTTCTTGTAATCTTCATATGGCGCAACCCAACGACGATAAAACTCAAGTTTTGCCCCATCTAAGGCGCCGAGTACGTCATTAATGCCTTGATAGCAATTATTTTGCTTCATGTAGGCTATCATTAGTACGGTGAATTGATAATTCAATTCTCCGGCGCTAGTAGCTACGCCACCTTGGGGCGTGACTGCTAATCGATCAGCTTTAAGAATATATGGCATCTACATCTACCTCGTCGGCGCGTTGCTGCAGTTCTATATCAATAATATTAGCCAGGCGCACTAAATCCTGCGTAGCCCACGCTGTTATAGGATATTGATATCCGCCCAACAACTCATTAAATTCCTCTGCATGTGTGTCACTCATTCGCTTCCTCCATATAGCTCTACATATTGCTTATTAATATCGCTCGCGTGAAGTATATTGCGGTGAATCATAGCTGGAATTTTTGCTAATTCTGCGACAATACATTCTTTGGCAGATAACCCAGTTTTCTTCATCTCAGCGCGCAGCCATTTACGATCAATTTCCAAAGGTAGCGCAGCAAAGCCGCTTAGTGAGGAGAATGGATCAGCTATATTAATTAGCATCGCTATCCGCCTCCAATTGTAAATGCGGCGGGCCATCTGGAATCCATAGTTCCCCCTCTTGCTGTTGTAGATAAACCAATCGCGCTGTCTCTAAGGCAACGGCAGCGGGGTCACGACCCACATACGGACAACCGGCGACTTTTTGGGAATGGGCATATTCTCTGATGATTGATTCCCAAAGTATTCCCTTAGAATGTCCCCAGACTCGTCGTATATGTTCGGCCGCCCTAGTCTCCCCGATCTTCCAGCAGCCGGGGACCCCGTCGGTGAGGTCCCCGGAGAGGCACTGTTGATAGAAAAACTGTTCAGATTCTGCCTCTGACTGCGCGTAGAATACCTGTTTGAGGTAATTGTAGTGCGCACCGGGGATCTGGTCGAGATCCTTATCGATGGTAGCGACGCAGTATCCAGATCCTCCCGCCACACCCAGGGTGATAGGAGATCGTCGTATTGGGACGCTGGCGGAATCGGTTCCAGCTGTGGCGGCTCGGTGCCTTCGTGCCAAGATACTGCATTCGTCATCTGCTTCTCTCCCGTGAACTACGTAGGCTCCCCACTCATTCGTAAGGTAATCACGTATTGTCTGGTACCAATATGGCTTATGCTCAGGGTCTCGATTTCCTTTGTAGGGAAATATGGTTGCAAGTCGCTCGCGATAATTTCCAGGTCCACTAAGTATAATGGTAATGTTGTCGAAACCGTCCACGCCGTAGTGCCGTCGGCATTCCTTCTCGATGGACTGTAGTTGCGTTCTTGTGTCAGCAAGTGCCTGTTCCTTACTATCGGGATGTACGTCGCGCTGCTTATCGAGTATCTCCCATTTGGGATGTTTCTTAACCCAATCGCGCATCTGTGCGCCAGCGTGTTTCTTTGCATTTGGCGTAAAGTGCAATTCGCTAATCTCCCCTCCAGGAGACTCGACTACCAGATGATAGTCGCTGCGCTCCGCGGCGAATCCGCAACGATAAACTATAGGATCAGCATCGATTATGAGATGCATTTTACCGGCACTCCAGCGGCTTTTGCTATTCGCACCATATGGGCTGTACCTTTGCCGCCAGGAAAGGCTACAACAAGATCAGGCTGCAAAGCAAGCATAGCGCGATTACGTATTGGTCCGGCATGAGTACCGTGCCATGACCAATCCGCTGGACAAATCACTTCCTGCACGCCCGATGTTCGCGCCCAATGCCCTGCTAGTGCGTCTGCGCCTTTAGCTCCACCATGTATACAATGTGTAATATCTTCTGCGTCTGGTAAATTATCCAACGTCGATAACACTTTATTAACATCATCATAAGCGCGTCCGCCACAGATTAATATACGCATTACAACACATTCGTAGGGAGGGCAGTTTTGCCCTCCGCACTAGCATAGCCATTCATCTCCCCGCTCAGCACTTTGTCAAACATCTGCTGTTGGTTCTGCATAACCATCACACTTACGGCTAGGGACAATCCACGCGCCTCGATTACATCCGTAATCTTGTTACGCAGACCATACATAGGACTCTGACCAGATGGATGTAACTCATTGATTACATTCTCAATTACTAGCTCGAAATCCTTCGTTGAAGCGTAAGGTAAATCCAATACGCGGCGATCACTATTCGTCGTCGCCTTCGTCGTCCGACTCTTCCTCTTCGTCGCTGTCATCGTCATCCTCCGCGTCGCTGTCATTCGGCAATTGTCCATCCGCCTCTGGCGGCGTACCTTCATCCACCACGCTGTCCAGAATGCGCAGTGTCTCCACGTCATTATAAAAGCGCACAGTCAGCTTGTCGATCAGCGCCATAATTTCGTCATAACGCTTAGCGTCCGCAGCCTTACCCTTAGAGGCAATCAGCGGTAGGGCGCTGTTCTCAAGCAGCAGCTGGATTACATTGACCGCAGTAGTGCGCGAGTTCTGGTAATGAATGCTCTGCTGCGTATTTCCCGGTCCAGCGCCTGCGGTTCCTCTATTAGCATTTTTACTGCCTTTAGAAGCACGTTGCGGCGCGTTCTTGAGCGGCTTAATCTCCGTTGCGTTAAGATAGCCTTCGTTGTTCTCTTGCGCCGTGATTTTAACGTAGTCGCCTTCCTTGACGCTTGGCTTGTCGAAGCCTGCGCTGATCCAGCCGTCGATTTCCGTACCATCGTCATTCTCTAGCTTAATCGAATACACTGTCCACGGACCGCGGCGGCCGCGGCCACTCTTCTCATTGATCTTCGCAATAAATCCTTTAAACACCTGACTCATTTCACCCTCTCCGTTTTGCCGTTGAAATATTCGTACAATTCCTCTTTTCCTTCGCTCCAGTGACTTGCTAGTTTTATCCCAATACCGAGCGGCACAGAATAATCCAGATGGTAGACAGTCCGCAGATAATCATAAGTCCGTATACCAAAGCTATCACAAGCAATGCGTCTAAAATCCTGTGTATGATCTGGATGTACCTCACAAATTAAAGAGTCGTGTACGGTTGAGACTGGTACAATGTAGCTATCCATTCCCTCTGCATGAATTTGATGCCATGCGTACGCAATTGATATGGGAATGATTTCCGCTGTCGCAAGAGCCTGAACAGGATAATTGTAAACAGCAGAGCCCACATTGCAGTATCCGCTAGACGATAGCTTAGCGTGCGGGAAGTAGTAGCGCATTCCCCATTCAGTAATAAGTCGTTTGCTTGCCAAGACTTCGTGTACCCAATCTTCCTGTGCTTTAGCCAACTCAGGATACCGCTCTCGGAAGGCTTTATACCAGCGTTCCTGTTCCTTTGTTCCTTTTGAGCCGCCATAAAGCGGCTTGAAAGTGTCCGGTTTCGCCAATTGCCGAAGGTTAGCGGCCCCTTTATCCCCGGCCAAGTATGCTGCTCGAAGTTCGTCATATGGTTTAACATACATCTCGCTCGCTGTTACGCAGTGGGCATCCCAAGTTCTGTCAGCAATATCTCGTTTAGCTTGACTGTCGGCTCCGAGATGGGCAGCGCCGCGAAACTCTGCTTGGGCTCCGTCAGCTTCTCCAATAAGCCAACCGTCTCGCTTAGCTGTGAATAGACATTTGAAATCTCGCGGTACATTTTGGAGTTGGACGGACTTATCGGAGCATTCTTTAATGCCTGTGCAGCTAAGTCTATGCGTTGCTGTAACGCTCTGATTAAATTCAGCGTGGAAAGTTCCGTTTC